TAATGAATGTTGTGTCATAGTAAACAGAACAGCCGACTTGCCAAATTAAACTGGACGACCCGCGATTCTCACTGTCCAAGTTACTTTGGCATTCAGCTCCTACAAGGTAATTATACCATCTACCAAACCGAAGCTTGCTATCTTCCAATAGATATGATATAATTTTTGCAATGTGATTTTATAAAAATCGGAGGTAAAATAGGGTGTTATATTCCATGCGCATCAGAAAATAACAGGCGATAAGAATCAGTTTCATTCATTTGAGTGGGCTATATTTCCTGTCTCTTTTTTCGTTTAGCGCATTGAATAGTAACCTTCTGTAATCCTCCGGACTACGGATAGTTTCCTATTTGTGTTATTCGTCAGGCAGGTTGGGTCCATTTTGTGACATGACCTGCATTTTTATTGCCTTTCGTAGCAATCTAAAAATGCAGGAGGATATAACACCATGTCACGTTTAAACAATATATATAATCAGAGTGATTTACATCATTCTCAAAATTTTCTTACGAGCCAAAAAATATTGCAACGCATTGTACGTTTAAGTTCAATCACAAAAAATGATCATGTGATTGAAATCGGTACCGGAAAAGGTCATTTGAGCCGAGTGCTGAGTCAGCACTGTAAGCATCTCTACTCGATTGAGCTGGATCAAAAGCTGTATGCTTACAGCAAACAGAAACTTGCCGATATCCCCAACCTATCCCTCATCCACCGGGATTTCTTAACCTACCCATTACCATCTACGGGGAGCTACAAAGTATTTGCCAATATTCCCTTTTCCATCACAACAAAAATCATTCGAAAGTTAACGGAAGACAACAATCCGCCGACGGATATCTGGCTAGTTGTAGAAAAAGGAGCCGCTAAACGTTTCATAGGTCAACCCAATGAAACTTTACGCTCGATTTTGTTAAAATCCAACTGGACAACCGAAATCGTTTATTACTTTAGAAGGGAAGATTTTCATCCCAAACCATCGGTAGATTCGGTTTTACTTCGACTGACTCAAAAGAGATGTCCTGATGTGGATGCGAAAGACTATTCTTCTTTTACTTATTTTATCGAACACTCATTCCGGCATGGTTTGTTCAGCAAACGAAGTCTGTTGACCAAAAAACAAATTGCAACTGCTCTTCGCCTTGACAAATTACCACCCCTTTCCCAAAGCGGAGAGGTATTATATATCCAATGGCTCTGTTTGTTTCGATGCTATCAAAAATTTAAATCCGGTAAGGGCAAGATATAAAAACGATTTCAAAGCCTAGCGAAATAGACCGTGGTGCAAGCTTTATATTTTTTTCACGCCATCAATCGAAGTCATGACGCAATGCTGTCCGGCCAGCCGAGGAGAACTTTATCTTTTCCTATCTGCGATACTTTATGCACTTATTCTTTCACCCATCCCATCACTAATTCTCCTGTCGCATAACGGGAATCTATGTTCTTACTCATTTTGATACAATTTTCAAATGCCTAAAAACGGCTGAAACGCCTTGAAAGAGCGGGATTTCAGCAGATTTACGCCTGTCAACTTTTGTAAAACTGAAGCGGTTTTTCACCTGTTTCAGATAATTGTTTTATTTAAGTTCGGAATTTTGCACCCCCTACCACAAAACGGAAGACGAATCGTTAAAAAGTATGGCAATCGTTAAAAGGTTCAAGAAACAAAAATAGCCCCACGACCTAAGTTCAACTTAGACCGTGGGGCAAAACCTATTATCGTGATGGTCTGTCGTTAGTCTTGCAGCCTATATTTCGGCCAATGGTTTCTTCTAAGATACGGCAAACTATCTGCTAACACTTCTAGCACAAACTCTTCTAGTGTCTGATCCGGCTGAAGATCATTTCCTACCATGCTTTCAAGATGGGCATATTCCTCATTCGTAACTTTGATTGTTATGGTTCTCATTTTGTTCTACCCTTTGCTCATTAACATTTAGTTGTCAGCAGTATAAGATAAACAAGGAGTCCATGCATATTAATCTCCGAATCGGGGCCTTCTACTGATTTCATATTTTCTTTACTCCATCAATCGGCAGCCATGACGCAATACCATCAGGCCAACCGAGGAGCACTTTATCTTTTTCCACCTGCGAGACCTTATGTGTTCTTTCCTTCACCCAATTAGGCACCGTTTGGCCTGTGGCATAACGAGATGCCGTCACCCTAACAGTGTCTCCAACTTTTATCACTGTGGGGTCTGGTGCTGCTCCCGGTATTTTGAGTTTTTGTCCGGCATGAATAACGTCAGATGTCAGTCCATTTAATTTCTTGATTTCCGGATACCTTCTTCCATCGCCTAAAAGTCTGGCGGCAATCCGCCAAAGGCTGTCACCGCTGACTATTGTATAAGTTCCATATTCAGCAGCAGACTTTTCCGGATAGATGACAGTTCCTTCGTCATCAAAGACAAAGTAGCCGCTGTTTTCATCCGCCTTTCTCTTGGCATTGGCAAGCACCTTGTAGGCTCCAATCTGGCTCTTTTTATCCTGCCAAGATTTACGCACCCGGTAATAGCCTGCCTCAAGCTTTGCCGGAGGATCATCACTCGGTGTCGGAGTGACTGAACTTCCACTCATCAACCTTTGCACATCCTGACGGAAAGTGTCCATGCTTTTTCCGAACTTTGAGAACCAGTGCCTTGGATCACCGTGATTGGATGCGATCCCTCTTTGATGCCCTTCGTAGTGCCCGATGATGACTCCATCAGCCAGCGGATTAAGTCCGTAGAGCTTGCAAAGATACGCACAAAGTTCTATCGCTTCCTTATGGACTTTCTCAAAATACGAGCGGTCATTTAATCCGTCCTCGCAAATTTCAAAGCTGGTATGCGTGTTGTTTGCCGCACCGCCTGCATGCCATCCTCTGTGATCCCAAGGAAGTGTCTGATAGGTGGCAATGGAGCCGTTCTGAAGCTTCCCGATAAATCCATGCACGCAGACTGCTCGATCCATCGGCTGATTCCAATGATTGTTGTACTGATTCTTTCCCAGTTTCCCGTCATCCGGACCGACATAGCGTTTTAAATAAGTATTGTTTGCTCCAGTCGAATGCACCATGATGCCTTTTACTTTTATTTTCCTTCCTGCTTTGTAGCAGGCGTTTTCTGTAAAAATCAGCTTATTGAGATTCATCGCCCTCGTCCTCCTTTGAAATTGTTTCCAGCACATTTTTCAAGGCCTTAGGTATCGGAAGCCCCAGATGCGCAGAGTTTTCCAAAATGGAAATACCTTCATTTGAGAGATAGAAAAAGATGACCGCCGTCCTGATGGCACTGCCTTGTTTTAAGATAGAAACATCGATAATGTTCCCGATGCCTACAAGAACAAAAATGAGCACCTTCTTGGCGATGCCCTTGAAGCCGACTTCACTTGAGAGGTTTTTGTCGTAAATGGCACAGAGCACTCCTGTGATGTAGTCTGCTGCGACAAAAACAATGAGTGCATAGAGAAATCCGTCCAGACCTCCCAAGTACCAACCGAGAAAACCTCCTACAGCCGTGAATGCTGCCTGAATGGCAGACCAGATTTGTTTCATGTTGAAATCCTCCTTCCAAATAAAAAATGTCCGCCCTTTGGCAGACACTTCCGTCAAAAATGAATTACTTGATACGAGCTACACTTGCTTGGGCAACCAGTCCCAGAGCCTCAAATCCTCTTGGCCGAGCGACCACATACACATCCCTCTGACCTTCCAGTGATAGGCGGCTTCATTAGCCCAATAGATGAGCGAATCCACATCCTGGTAATAAAGGATGGAAAAGCCGTCTGAATCACCTAAGAAAATCCGAGATATCCAGACATTTATGTCTTTTGGAATCACCGTCACTTGATAGTCATTACCGCAGACCAGCGGTAGAAGTTTTGAATGAAAGAACTCGTAATCAAGAGAGATGTTTTCGGTCCTTGTCTCATGTTCCTCAATGTCAGAAGTGACAGTAAAGACTTGAAACTCCTCATCCCATAAGACCCCTGTTCTCTGTATTCGTCCAAAGCTTGCCAGGCTTTCGTCCGGCAGCACCACATCAAAGCGCTCGTAAGGTTCATAGGTATAACTATCTCCCACACGAAAAAGCTGACAGTGTACTTTATTATCCGCCCTTATGCCTGCAAAGCCTGATGTATCCGTCACCGTTCTTTGAAAACGCAGTCTGTTTGAAGCACCCGAATACACCCTGACACTCGTACCACGCTTCCTCATCTCAATCGTATAAATATTGGGTGAAACACGTATATCAGCACCAGGTGTTTTTTGAAACGAGGTCTCATAGCTTCCTAATAAAACATCTCCCTGATAAAGCTCCACTGCCTGCGTTCCGTAGTTGAGACAACAGAAAAGATTACCTAAGAAAATCCCGGCTCTCCCGGTAAAGCTTTCAGGGAAAATGAGCTGCGCCCGTAAATGCAGATCTTGAAATCCCTCATAATTCAGCGCAAGCTCTCCATAGCCTTCAAGCTGTGAATAGGGACGGTTTTTCTCAAAGTCGTCCTTTTGCCAGACCTCCCATTCTCCGGAAAGAACAGCCCAGTAACTTTCAGGCAAAATGATTCTGTCTCTAAAGTCCTCATACCAGATAAGAGCGGAGTCCGCTTTTCTTCGGAGCATTTCAAAGGTGAGTTTAAAGCCCTCCCTCGGTCCCACCATCACGCCGTTAATGTCTTTAAATTTCCTCGGAGACAAGGTGTAGCTTGCTTCACTAACGGACGTTTCCTCGCTGAAAGACTGACAGACTTTAAAACCATAAAACTGTACGCCTTTGGCGGCAACCGACACGGCGAGTGTATGTGTCCCGGCAGAAAGAGAGACTTCCTTCCATGCACACTTCCAAAAAGTCGACCGCCAGTATGGCCACCAAAGCCTGTTTTCCTCGATGAGGATACTTGTGCCGTCAAGCGAAAGATAAGCACTGTTCTTATCCCATAAAGGAAAGCCAAGCTTTACGACCAGATCGTATGTGCCAGCTTCCGATATATCAAACTCATATAAAACTTCACCATTATCGCCTAGCGTAACCATGTATTCTGATATGGAGACAATGCCGGAATAGGAGTCCGGCTGCGCATTTCTATCGACAACAACACCGCCAAAGTTTGTCTTTTGTGTTTTCCCGTAAGAGGTGAGATAACGCCTTCGCTTATAAACCTCACCCATCAAAGGATAGCTGTAATGCTCTGCGTCTTGTCCTTCCATGTAGTCGTAGACATGCGGAAGGGCAAACGGCCCTTTATCGTAATCATCCCAATAAGCGATGATAGGAATCTGAGGAGATGCAGGTGCTG